TCTCGGTCCACTCGTCGTAAGTCGCGTCGGTAAAAAAATCAGTATGTCTAACATATAAAGACAAATGGGTGGCGGTTTACTTCAACTCGTCGCACACGGAGCTCAGGATGCATACCTTTCTGGGAACCCCCAGATTACCTTCTGGAAGGGTCTCTTCAAGCGCCACACGAACTTCGCGATGGAACCTTTCCGTGTTCGCTTGACTGGCGTGCCCGCGTGGGGCAATAAGCAGAGCGTCACGCTTGCTCGCCATGCGGACTTACTGTATTCCACGTACCTCGATGTCGTTCTACCTACGACCCAGGTTGTGAATGGAAAGACTCGCACTATCGATTGGAACAACGAGCAGGGTCGCTTAGGTTACAATTTGCTCGATTATGTCGAACTCGAGATTGGCGGACAGGTGATTGACCGTCTGTACAGCGAGTACCTCTACCTGTGGGACACTCTCACTGCCGACGCGAACATGAGTTACAAGTTGTATCAGATGGTGGGAGGCGGTGGCGATTCTCGTCGTACGGACGGAGGTCCCATGGCTGTTAACACAACTGTTGCTGATGACATAAATTCTGGACCAGACCAAAAGCGCGTTTATGGTTACCGCCCCCCTTCCGGACAAGGAAACGTGAAGGCAACTGGTCGCCCGTCGTCGTCTCAAGTATTCTGTATTCCTTTGCCGTTCTCTTACACTCGCAACCCCGGCGCCGCACTCCCGCTGATTGCTCTCCAGTACCACGAGGTGAAGATTAACATCCTCTGGAACAAATGGCAGTTCGTGACTGCGAACTTCAATGGCATCCCTCCTCCTCCTCCCACGTCCGCTTCGATTTACGTGGACTACATCTACCTCGACGTTGACGAGCGTCGTCGTATGGCCCAGGAGTCCCACGAGTATCTCATTGAGCAGGTCCAGTTCAACGAGGAGAAGGGTCTCGCGGCTGGTGCGAATCGCATTGACTTGACCTTCAACCACCCCGTCAAGGAACTCATCTGGGTAGTCCAGCCTGACCGTTTCACGAACTGCAAGATCGCGGATAAGCAGAATAACACTACTGCGACTTACGGATCTCCTCGCCCGGTTCTTCAGCCTACGGATGCCCAGCAGTCTGGATCTGTCATTACGGACTCAGTCCTGGGAGGCATCAGCGTGACTTCCGGGGTTCCTGCGCGTCTCACTCCTTTTACGTATACCTACCTTGACCAGTCTGGAGGTGCGGATGGAAACGATGTGACGGCTGTGAATCAGAAATTCACGCAGCCTGTGTTTGAGCAGCACCTGCAGATCAACGGTCAGGATCGCCTCGATCGTCGCGGAGGAGATTACTACAACCTCATCCAGCCTTACCAGCACCACTCAGGAACCATGAAACCTGCAGGATTTGATGTCACTCCTTACCTACAACCGGCAGCGCGAGCAGCATCGACTACCCCTGTCATAGCTGCCGACCTTGTCAAGGCAATTCCCCAATCCCATCGCGCGATCTACACCTACTCCTTTGCGCTCAAGCCCGAGGAGAACCAACCGTCCGGAACCTGCAACTTCAGTCGCATCGACACCGCGACGATCGTGATGAACATGTCCGGCAACTACGTGGTGGATGAGAACACTGACAACGTGTGGAATGCGCGCGTTTATGCTATCAACTACAACATCCTCCGCGTCATGAGCGGCATGGCGGGACTCGCATACTCCAATTAAATGTTCTCCAAATATAAATGGACGTCAATGATGCTCACGGTCCCGGAAGCAATTCTCTTGCGAAAGCAACTGAAACAACTCCCGGAACGCCTCCTCCCCCAGGACCTACTCCTACTCCAGGAGTAACAACAACAGTTGACCCGAAAACCCAAGTAGAATATACGACACTGACCATCATTTCGGCAGTATTGGGAATCATATTCGCAATCGTCTTCTCCTACGGCGCTGCGAAGTTATCGTTCGATAAGTATCGGTCGATTGGATGGGCAATTCTGGACTTCTTCTTCAGTTCGTTTTACTACCCCTACTATGCCATCTTCCTCAATTCTCCTACCACGATTGGCGGACGTCGATAAAATCAAAAACCCAAATAGCGTGTAGCATCTACTACACCATATTTGTGTTATTCTGTACATCTATACATTTTCATCGTTCACACTTACCACTCCATCGCGATATCGTCCACGCGGCACACAATGTCTCCCTCTTCCGCCAACTTCGTATTCAGGGCAAGAATGTCCTCATCAAACACCGTATGTTCCTCATCCAATCCTTCGGGCATCTTCGTCTCGTCTACGAGAATATCCACAAGTCCAGTTCCGCACGGCGGTTTCTGTCCGAACATGATGTTTGCCGACACACCCTTCATACTATCAAACTCCCCTGAAATCGCGGCATTGAAGAGGACCTTAGAAGTCTCCTCGAACGACGAGCGCGCAAGAACCCCCGAATCACCCTTGCTCATTCCAAATCTGTCTACTGAGAGGATATGACCTGGATACGTCATCGTATCAATGAGCGTAATCATGTGCCTATAATTCACATACTCTGCACTAAACACCTCCATGAACTCCTCGTACATTGCTACGCGCGCAGTCTCAATTCCAAACACCTCCACAATCTCGTGGACATCGTTCGAGAAGGAACGGAGCGGGTCCACATGCTTGAACGTTGCCAAATCCAGCAAATTCGTTCCCTCGACATCCAAGACATACTGCTTCATCGGAACAAACCCGCCTACCGTCTCATCATACACGACCTCCGACTTCACTTCGCGGGGATACACTTTTCCAATACCGTCCACGCCCGTCAGGATCGTGTCGAGCAACTTATCCTCGATGAATCGGAGAGACAGAGCATTCTTTGCCATATCGGTTCCGAATACGATACGCAGAACCATCTTATCTGGAGTATTGGTGTCGCTGTGAATACAATCGAACACGCGTAGAACCTTATTGTCCTGAATCTTCGAGGCAATCTGGGTCATGTTTGCCACATTGCGCGCAGCCATTTCGTGCTTGTCCAACTCCAGACGCAGAATCCATGGAGAGATACATGAATTGCCCTGTGCGACCGAGAACTTCTCGTAAGACCGCAGAATATCAATGTCGTCTCCAACCGCGGTATTCGCAGTTCCGGGATGAGGATCGTAGTACATGCGCACCGAAATCGTGATGTCGCGCAGAGTTGTTTTCTGAATATCACGCTTCACGGCAATCGTATCGTTTTGTGACTTTGCGATTTCAGGAGCAAGATACACCACATTGCCGGGGTTCTTGGGATTGCGAGACACGCTCAGCAACTCAATGATGCGCGGAACACCCTGCGTCGCATTTGCTTTGACAGTTCCCGCACTGTGGAAGGTGTTTAGTGTCAACTGCGTCGTGGGTTCGCCGATAGACTGTGCGGCAAGCGTACCTACCATCTCACCGGGATGGACGCGTGCCTTGATATACTTGAACCTGATATCACGCAGCAGTTCGTCAAATGTGTCCTTGGACATTCGCATCACCATGATTGACTTCTTAGGCGCAAAGTAGAACCGTAGGAGGGCATGAAATACCAGGTTGTGACTCATCCACGGTTCGGCACACAACTTGTTCAACTCGGCAGTGACATAGTCCGGTGTCAGGTCTGTCTTGGTGACATACTCGTTCGTATACTTCTGCGCGAGGCGACGCAGATTGACGGGTGCCATAATCTTGCGAGAGTTGGAGTAGCGGAACACGTTCTCCACCAGAAACTTACGGTCCGCAAGAATCGCATCAATCATGTCGGAATTGGATGCCTGTAGACCATCCTTCATCACTGCTTGGAAATCATCTGCGTTCGCGGCAAACTCCTTGTACACCTGCTCCATTGTCATTGTTCCTAGGTCACACGCCTGTGCTTCCACATTCACAGTATCAATTCCGTCGCCGCCATACTGGAACTGGACGATTGCGCCGTTCGCGTTACGCACTGTCCCGTCATACTCCACGTGAAGGTCCTCCATCGTCTTCACCAACTTCCGCTGAATATATCCGGAATCCGAAGTCTTGACGGCAGTATCAATCAGACCCTCACGTCCTGCCATCGCGTGGAAGAAGAACTCCGCAGGTCTCAAACCAGTGATGAAACTGTTCTCGACGAATCCGCGAGACTCTGCCGAATAGTCGTATCGCGTGAAATGGGGAAGCGTGCGGTCCTGAAGCGTATACTGTACACGCTTACCTGCGATAAGTTGCTGTCCCAACATTGCCATCATCTGGGCAATGTTCAGGTCGGAACCCTTAGAACCCGACACTACCATCTCACGCATTCGGTTCTTCGCAGGAAGACCCTCCATGACCTTATTCACGACTTCGGATGCGGAGTTCTTGAGGGCATTACAGATTTGGTTCTCGAGTTCGTCGCCGTCCGGACGACCAGAATCGTTCAGGAACATTCCGGCATGGACGCTCGACAGAATGCGCGCAACCTCCTTGCGTCCCTTGTCCAGCGAATCCTCAATTGCCTTCGTAATCTCCGCATTCCCAATCAGGTCGGAAGGACCCACTGAGAAACCAGAATACAGGTTATACTTCGTGACGATGTTCTGGACCTCGTTGATGAACTGTCCGCACCGATCCGGTCCAAAGTCGTTGTAGATTACGTGAAGAATACCATCCACCATATCGCCAGACGAACCGCCGAACGCGCTCTTCTTCAGAATACCCTTCTTCAGTTGTCCGTCCTTCAACTGAATGCTTCCGTTGAAATCCATCAGCGGAAACGTGCTTGAAATCAACTCCTGTCCGGACATAGTAGAACCCTTGCGACTGTAAGACGACAGAGGACGCTTCGTGCGACTCAGAATGTTCATCGCAATATGCTCGGGAACCTTGACATCCGGTTGCGAGATACGGAACGAACCAGTCAGCGTATCCTGGAAGATCTGGATGATTGGCGAGTTCGTGCGTGGTGAGATGATTTGGCGGAGAACGGAGGCAAGATACTTCAATTCTGTCGCGGCAACGATGGATTGGGGGACGTGCATGTTCATTTCGTCACCGTCAAAGTCGGCATTGTAAGGGCGAGTCGCAGATACGTTGAGGCGGAACGTGGAGTAAGGCAGAACGCGAATGCGGTGGCACTCCATCGATGCCTTGTGGAGCGACGGTTGGCGATTGAAGAGAACCACGTCGCCGTCAATCAGATGGCGATGGACGATATCGCCCTGCTTCAAGTCAATCATTTCAGGTTTCATGTAACGCAGACTCACAGTCTTGTCTTCGTCGCGGACATATATGGACTTTGCGCCAGGATGCTTTGCGGGTCCGTTGCGGATATAGGACATGAGGCGGTCGCGATTGTATGGCGTCACTGCCTCTGGGAACGTCAGGTTGCGCGCAATCTCTTCCGGAACACCGAGTTCGTCCACGTCGATATTCGCATCGGGGGTAATGACTGTGCGTGCCGCGAAGTCTACACGCTTACCCATAAGGTTTCCGCGCACACGACCAGACTTTGCGCCCATACGAGACTTGAGAGTCTTCAGAGGACGACCGGAGCGCTGTGCGGCAGGCGGAAGACCCTTGATGTCATTGTCCACATAGGTCGCAACATCAAACTGCAGAACCTTGGTGTAATCGTCAATGACTGCGACTGACTCGCCCTTATCAAGTTTCTCACGAAGACGCTGGTTGTTACGCACGATATCAATGAGTTTATGGGTCAAATCATCCTCCATGCGCTGATTGTCGTCCATCACGACGGAAGGGCGGACAGTCAGAGGCGGAACTGCGAGAACGGTGCACACCATCCACTCGGGACGACTGAACTTGGGATGAAACCCGATTGCCGACACTGATGCGTCTGTCATGCGCTGGAAGCACCGCAGAACCATCTCGGGTTGAAGAGGGATAGGGTCTGCGCCCTGGACGGACAGAATTGCCGACAGGGTTGCGACGGTATTCTCGACCTTTTCGACCTTCTTGATGATGTCGCTTTGGCAGTGGATACATGAATACTGCCCGTCAGGAGTTCGCAGCCCGTTCTTGAACTGGACGGTTGCCTCACGAACCGCATTGAACTTGTCAATTCCTGCGAGTGTCTGTGGAATCTTTGCGAGTTTATCCGCGGACATGTATGGGTTTGAGCAATTCAGACAAACCACGCCGAGAACGTTGCGGATGGTATCGAGGAACTGGTAGAGGTAGACGGGACGCGCGAGACGAATGTGCCCGAAATGACCGGGACACAAAAGGTTTGTCTGCCTACATGTTGAACATACTTTGCCGTTCTCAATAACGCCGAAACGACTATCGAAGACGCCTCCGGAAACGGGTTGACCTGTTTGGAATGTCTTGTCGGTCGTGACCTCGACAACGCTGCGAGACACAATCTCATCAGGGTTTGCGATGCCAAACTGAACGCCAATAATAGTGTCGCCCATTCTTTCT